ACGCAGGCGTCGGGTTCGGTCACCCACAGGCCGCGCGCCCCGTAGTGGTCGGCAACTTGGGCGGCGCCGTCATTGATTGCCCGGTGGATCACCCAGGCGACGGCCTGCCGGACCAGCGTGCCCGCGCGGCGTGCCGCACCCAGACCGAGGACGACACCCCGCCAGCCGGTACGCGACACTTCGCGCGGGCTGAGCAGACGGGCCGCGAGCCGCAACTGCTCCGCGACCGTCGCCTGCAGATGGGCCGCCGCCTCGGCAATGTCGCGGCTGACGTTGAGGTCCGGCAGGGCGTGATCGCGGCCGGATGCCCGCCGCAGGAAGTCGACAGCATGCCGGCCGCCCAGATGGGTGGCCGCTTCCAGGGCACCCTCCAGGACCCGCTGCGATCGGCGCCCCAGCCCGCCGCCCGCGCGGTCGACGTCCGCTCGCAGGCCTGCCAGTAGCCGCGCCAATGCCAGCCCGCTGCCCAGTGCAGCGAGAGCCCCGAAGGCAGCCACCCACGCGGCCAGGGCGACCGTAATCAGTCCGGTCAGGGCTGCGCTGGCGCCACCATCTGCGTTGCTCGCGGTCCGTTCCTCCAGTGCGGCAGCCTCGTCGGCTTGCTGCTGCTGGACGAGGTCGGCGAGCTGCTGAGGCGTGGCGGGGCGGGCCATCAGCGGTTGGCCTCCGCATCGCCGAGGGTTTCGGCAGCGCCGAGTACGCCGTCGAGGAGGGCGGTGACCTGCTGCGCGGTGATCGCGCCGAGCTGCACACCAGTGCCCAATGCCTGGACGGCGTTGCCGAGGGAAGTGAGCAGCTCGACGCGTCGCTGCAGTTCGGCGTCGTCGTCGAGGGCGGACAGCCACGCTTCGACCATCTCGGGCGGGCAGCCGGCTTCGATGAGGGCGCGTTCGCGCGGCACACCAGCGTCGATTTTCGCTTGGACGGTGGCCCAGCCTTCGGTGTCGTCGCGGTAGTCGGCAGGCTGCCAGCGCACACTGACCGTGACGTCGTCGTATCCGAGAAGGCGCAAGGCGAACTCGAACGCGTCCTGATGCGTCGCCCCGAAGGACCGCTGCCGGGCCTGCACGCGGGCGGTGAGCGCGGCACGGGCCTCCCGGCGCGCCTCACCGCTGATCGCATCCCCGGTCGAGTCAAATTCCTGGAACGGAGTCGACGTGACCTGTGCCATCGCCTTCACGTACCGGTCGAACGGGGCGAGGTATACCTGCGGGTCGGCTGCGGCGAACTGTCCGACGCCCTTGAGGCCTTGGAGCATCCACATCTCGCCCGGGTCGTTGCGCAGCTGCGACGGGTTGAGCAGGGACTCGGGGTCGGCGTCGATGTCCTCGGGGCGCTCAGGGTCGAAGTCGGACTGGACTCCGGACTGGTCGACGGCCGGGTCGATGAGCCCGTAGCGCTGAGGCAGACTCTGGAAGTCGACCGTCGCCAGATGCCCGAGGACGATCTTGTTGATGGCGGACTGGGGGCCGTAGGCGGCATAGTGCTCGGGCCGGCCGTAGGGGCGGCCGGTGCGGTAATGGAAGAACGGGATCTCGCCCCACGGATTCGGGAGTACGGCTTCCTGCCCGTCGCCGGTGTACGGCTCCCACTTGTCCTGCTTACCGGCGTGCTTGCCGGTCCACGCCCAGCGTTCGATCCGGGCCGGTTCGTCACCGACGGTGGGGTACCAGAGGTCCGCGCGGATGATCTGCGTCTTGCCGGATCCGATGCACCACGACTTGATGCCGACCTTCTTGCGGAGCGGGTTCTCCTCGTCGTAGATGACGCGCACCGTGGCGGCCGAGTTGACGAACATGTCGACGCCGACGATCTCGCCGCTGGCGTCGAGGTCGGGCCACACCATCAGGTAGGCGTCGCCCTGCGAGCAGGCTCGGACGTGCAGGCCGGGGAGTTCCTCGTCGAGCTCGTTCCGTTTGATCAGGTCGGCGATCTCGGCGTCAGCCTGCTCGTCGTCCGCGGTGACGGCGGTGATGTGCAGACGGTCGGTAACGGCGGTGACGGGAATCCGGGCAAAGTTGATCTCGTCGAGTTCGTCCAGGTTGGACTTGGCGAGCATCCGCGCGACCTTGTCCGACGCGAAAATCTCGTCGACATCGCCGTCGAAGTAGGCCTCCGCCTTCGCATACGCGGGCCGCGCCTCACACAGCTCGTGGTAGGCGCTGACCAACTCAGGAGTACCAGCCATCAGGCGCTCACCTCGGGCTCACAGACCGCACCGCGGCCTTCGGCTTCTGGACGGGCTTCAGGAACCGCAGGACCGCATTGCCGACGGTGTCGACAAGGTCATCGTTGGGGGCCTTCGGGAAGGCCACCATCTGCTCTTCGAGGGCGGGCAGCGGCTCGGCGTGCATGACCCTGGTCGGGATCAGCTGGTACAGGTTAAGGAGCCGTTCGGCGCGGGTCTCCTTCTTCTCGCTGTTGGAGAAGGTGACGACCTTGACGGGCAGGTCGTGGAACACCTCGTGCCACAAGTCCCCGCCTTGATTCGACTCGACGAGGATCGCCCCGACCTCGGGGAAGCTTTCGAGGATCTGCAGGACGCGGGCGCGCAGGGGCTCGCCCTTCAGCTTCACGGCCTGCGCGAACTTCACCAGACAGCGGGCCGGGTGGGCGGGGCCGGCGGGCATCCAGCTGACGACGGACAGGCCGGTGAAGTCCGAGGTCTTCTTCGTGGTGACGGCGCCGTCGACGGACAGGTAAGTGCGGGCAGTCGGGAAGGTGCCGTAGGTGAAGTCGGTCTCGGACCAGTAGGCGCCGTCGGCGGCCATCGGGTCGTTGAGGTAGTTCTTGCGGTAGCTGCGCGTGTGCTCGATCTTCTTCAGGAAGGAAAGCGGCCACTTCGACGGCCACATCGACCGCTCCCGACCGTCGTCGTCCTTGATGATCGGCAGGTGATGGTGGACGCGGAACTGCTGCTCCCCCACCCACGCGTTCGACTCGTCACGCTCCCCCTTGCCCCACTTCACCAGCTGATGCGTGACGCTCCCCGGCAGCGTTACCGTCCCGGACAAGATCGCTCGTGCGTAGATATTGAGGGGCAGGATCGCGTCCGTAATGGTCTTGAGTCGCTTGCCCGCCTGGTAGACCGAGTACTGCGCCTCATCCGGCTCAACATCGTCCAGGAGCAGCAGGTCGGGGCGCTGCGATCCGACCTTCATGCCAAGGCTGGATGCGTCGATACCCTTTGCCGCGAACACGAAGCCATTGGCGCGGATGACCATGTGCTTGGCGTCCGACTCCGATGCGCCCGACGGCCGGCGGCCAGCGGTGCACAGGTCGGGGAAGTCGCGGCGCAGGGCAGTGTTCTGGTCGACTTCCTTCCGGAACGTACCTAGGTGCATCTCGGCCTGCGGGCCGGAATCGGCGAACACCGCGGCGAACTTCACGTGTCCGTGCGCGGCAGCCCAGAGGGGCAGGATGAACAGCATCCACGTGGACTTGCCGGTGTCGCGGGGCGCGAGGAACGCGTCGCGCTGCTCCATCGGCCCGGCAGGCGGAATGGCCCACTGTCGGGCGAGCCGAACCCATTCGAGGTGGGCATCGGCGAAGGTGATGCTGCCGTCGGGGGCGCGAAGGTGGTGCAGGCAGTAGAGGACTGCGAAGAGCAGCGGATCAAGCCGGGTGGCTTCGATGCGGGCGTCACGGTACTTGGGGCTGCCGTCGAGGAGGCGCGCGTCGATGCTCGCGACCCAGGCGGGGAAGTCGAACGTGTCGGCGTTCGCCGCCGGGTCGTAGGGGTCGGCGGTGTGCGGGTGTTCGACGGCGGTGGTCACGCGCCCTGCTCCCGTTCCGTGCGCAGCTCGTCGACGATGACTGCATTCTTGGCACGCATCTCGGCTGCCAGTTCTTGCAGGGCGATGTCCTGCTGGGTGGTCTCGGTGACGGTGTAGTCGACCTTGACGGGCATGTTGAGGCCGAGGAGGCGGCAGATGGAGTCGCTGGTCTTGCGGCGCTGCTCTTCGATTCGATTGAGAAGGTCGACGGCCTGGAGCACGAACGTGTCGTCCTCGACGGGCTCTTCCTCGCCGCTGTCCTCGTTGAGGATGCGGATGACGCGCCCGTTGTTGACGGTGATGTGCTTGCGCGCCATGACTTGCCGAACGGACTCCTCCATGTTGTGGAGGCGTTCGAGGGCGGCTTCGAGACGGGCGAGTTCGATGGCCCGGTACGTGTCGACCTTGGGGTCGACGCGGCGTTCGGCCTCTTCGCGGACGAGGTCTCGGGCGGTGCTCCAGGGAATGCGCCGCCCATCGGTCGGACCGCCGGGGGACGCAGTGAGCGCGTCGATGGACCGGAAGGAAAGTCCTTGGGCGTTGAGGTCGAAGACGATCTCGGCGAGGCTTGCGCGCTCGGCGCGGTTGCGCTTGTTGTACGGTGCGGGTCCGCCAGCCATACCCCACCCCCCTCACTGCCGTCGATTCTTCAGAATTACATCACCTTCACCTTTGAATCGTAGGACATGCGCGCGGATTAGTCGCTACTCCCCTACCGCAGCGCCTTCCGTGAGGGCAG